CTGTATAGGTACAATTGTACTACCAATACAAGTATGATTAATCATCTTTTGTGTTTTTCTAGTTCTATCCCAACCAATCCAAGCATCTCTTGGTGTAAGGTCTAAGAAGTCTGAGGACATACAGATAACACCTAGATATTTCTGTGTTACTTTATCTCTGACTAAGAAGTTTAGATTTCTACCAATATTACTATTGTTTTTCATAGTAGATAGAAATGTTCTTAATGCATTCCATATCTCACTACCTTTGGCATTTGTGTGTGATTGTATTTCAGCACCATCTGTCCAGATTAATTCGGGTTGTAGATTTTGATATTCTTCGGGGTCTTCTGGCAACCAGAAATTGTTTTTGACCTCTTGTATAACTGTTGCCTGTTCAGGTCGTAACATAGCAGGTTTATCATCAAAGAAACTATTTGTTTCTACGGTAGGATATCTTGCTTTTACTTCTTGATATTTCTGGTACAGTGTGTACTCTTGTACGGTCATAGCAGACACCAAAGTTAAATCTTTTATGATTGTTTCTTTTAGATGTTCTGTATCAATATCTGGCATCTCCTCTACAGGATTATGTTCTGACCATGATTTCCACTGGTCGTCTATAGACATGCCTTGTTTCCACGAATAACTCATAATGTAAATAATACTCTAATGTTTAAGATTTGTCAAGCTTCCTTTGTTTCTCTATCTGTTTCATTGTTTTCATAGCCTTTTTTCTAGCCATATCTATCTTCATTTTAGATTGGCCGTCTGTGAAAACCTTGCCTTGCATATGGTCAAATTCATGTAAACATACTCTGGCCATTAAACCTTTTAGATGTGCTTCTTGTTCTTTACCCTCTGTGTCTGTGTATTTCATCACACATTCTTTTGGTCTTTTGATACTAAGAAATAAAAAAGGAAAAGATAAACAACCCTCTTTCAACATTACTGTTTCATCACTTACAGATTTGATTTCAGGATTGTACATAGCAAGTGATAAACCACCCTCTAATTGTGGATGACCACCAGCAACAAACATTCTGAATGGTAAACCTACCTGATTGGCTGATAAGCCGATACCACCATACTTCTTCATTGCCATAAACATGGCGTCTGTTAATTCTGCTCTATCTTTAAAACCCTCATCTTGTAACCTTTCATCTAAGAAAGGAGCAATCATAGACATCACTCTAGGGTCTGTAGGTGGTATCAGTTTTAACTCTTTAGACATTTTCTAACCTCGTAAAGTTTTTAACCTTTTCGTATTTAATAATATTTGTAAACCTATCAAACAGAATATCACCTTTGTGTGAGATAATAAAGATGTTTTCTTTAGAACAGCCTTTGATAATTTTAAAGAAGTCATCTGTACCAGAGTTATCTAAACTACTATCAAATATTTCATCTAATATTAATAAGTTTGTATTTGTACTGTTTTTCATTCTAGCGATATCACGCCATGTAAATAGTAAGGCCAAGTCAATTCTCATTTTCTCACCCTCACTGAAATTGTTATAGTTAAATGTATCTCTAAATCTACTCTTAACTGTTTCATTAAACTCTTCATCTAAATGAAACGATACATAAAAGTCCATCTGTTGTAAATACTTGTTAATCAATGTATTCATTATTGGTACATACTTACGAATAATCTGTGCCTTAGCACCTTTGTCGTTTAGTATTTCTCTTAATACATCTACATATGATTTTTCTTCCATTACATCTGTTACATGGCCATCTGCCATACCAAGTTCAGCAGACATATCTTCTAGTGATTTTTTAATCTTTTCTATATCTTCATCTGCACCCTCTGATTGTCTTAATTCTAAATGTATCTGGTCACTATGAGATTTTAAACTATCTAATGATGATTTAATCTTGGCAACCTCAACATTCATATCATTAATCTTGTTTGATATTTTAGAGTAAGCAGTTACCTGTTCTTCATGTTTACTGATTTCTTTTAACAGTTCTTCCATACCAGTTTCTAATTTATCAATAGTAGAAGTTTCATGGTTGCACTTATTTAATTTAAAATCTTCATCTATTTCTTGTGTACAAACAGGACATGTATTATTATCTTTAAAGAAGTCTAATGTTTTCTTGTGTGTTGATAGATTAGTTTCTATTTTTGTTTCTATCTTTTGTAGTTCTCTTAACTTGTTGGTCGTTTTATCTTGGCCTTCCAACTGAGTTCTATTAGAAACTATGTCTTCATTTAATTTTTGTAGTTTTGTGTCAAATTCTACTGCTTTTTTGTTATATTCTTGTAGTTGATTTCGCTTACCAGTCTGGATGTCTGTACCTTTGGATTCCAGAGTAGTTAGATACTTTGCTTCAGTTTGATACTTAGTCTTGATTAAATCACATTGGTGACGCACCTCCACCAACTTTTTTTGTAGGTCGCTCTGTTGGGAACGCAAAATTAGGTCCATGAGGCCAAAAACTCTAATATCAAGTATCTCTTCGACAACTTCTCTTCGATATCTCGGTTTCATCTTCATAAATGGCTCGTATGATGATGAGCCTAATAAAACTACCTGAATAAATGACCTGTAATTCAGTTTCATTATATTTGTTTCAAGGTATTTCTGATAATCTATGGTCGATGCGTCTTGATTTATCATCGTACCATTTTTATATATCTCAAATATATTTGGTTTGATACCTCTGACAATCTTATATTGATTTGTACCTACATCAAACTCTACTTCTACTATACAATCAGCACCGTTTATGGTGTTGACCATTTGTTCTTTCTTAATAATTCTAAATGGTTTATTAAATAACACAAAACATAATGCATCTAATAAGGTTGATTTACCACTGCCATTTGTACCTATGATAAGTGTAGTCTGAGAGTTGTTTAATTCAATCTCAATAGGTACATTACCACTGGATAAAAAGTTTTTATATTTTAATCGTCTAAAAGTAATCATTTTTTTTGTCTTCTTTTTCCATTGATAAGTTACCAGAAACACTAATTCTAGTTACATCTGATTTAAAGGGCATAACCCAATGTTGCAATTGTGCTGGAAAAACAACAAGCATTCCAGTTTCAGGTTTCATTTCTACACAATTAGTAAACCATCTATCTTTCTGTAGTTGTGTGAATTGAAATTCTAAGTATCCAGGAGGCGATGAGTTGCCTATAAAATCATCTTGTTCTTTTTCTAGTTCTTTAGGTACATCCAAATACAAAACAAAAGTTATATCACCACCATGTGTATGAACAGGATTAAAATCTCCTGGTTTCATAAAGTTTACCCATAAATCAGCAGCGTGTAGATTGACCTTTTTGTTTTCAAGACCATGAAATAAAGCATGTTGTTCTCTATAACAAGACCAATAATCTTGCATCGTTTGATAAAACCATACAGCAGTTTCTCTTTCATATAAAAACTGTGATTTCAAATGACCAGCTAGTTTATGATTATAACTATCTTTTAGTTTTGTGCCGTCATCTAATAATCTTTTTACAACATTTTCTGGTGCCGTTGTTTTCATGGCAAAGGTGCCAAGGTTAAAGTTTTGAATATTAATCATTCACTGGCCTCTACATAAAGTTCTTTTGCAAACTCTTTTAATTTTTGTTTATCTACATCTGTTTCTACTTGGTCGATGTAATTACCTAGAAAGGTCAGAGTATCTTCACCTTGTTCTAATATATCATCTCTTACAGAAGCATTCATATCTGAATTATCTTCAATGATATTTAATTCATGTACATTTATTTTATTGAATAGATTGTCAAGAAACATATTGTACATATTCTCATCTGATTTATTGGTAACAAATAACTTAATATACTTGTTATTGTACTTTGATATATCTACTGTAGTATAGTCTGTTTCTTTATCATTATAATAAATCTTTTCAAACATAGGAAAAGGATTATCTACTTTAGTTATTTCTCTAGTTTCTGTATCAAAGATATGAAAACCTTTTGTTTCTCCATAATCTGACCATGTCATTTGATATTGACAACCTAGATAGAATATACGACCATCATCTGATTTCTTATGAAAGTGACCAGATATAACTTTTTCAAACTTAGTAAACTGTGCTTTATCTTGACCGTGTTCATTGAAGTGGCCAGCCATCATCTCAAAACCTTTGATTTCTAAATGACCCATAGCAATAACAGCACTTGTATTATCTATTTGAAATATACTATCGTCATGGTTGTCATCACAAATCCATGGTATTAATAGAATAGGTAGACCATCAAACTCTACAGTTTTTGCCGATGTATATACTTTTGCATTTTTAGATATATCTAAGTTCTGTAATGCGTTTACATCATTTGTATTTTTGTAGTAAGTATCGTGGTTACCTATGATTACATGTGTGTCTATAACCATATCATCTAGTTTATCCCAAAACTTCTTTTTAAAGTTATGAGCTGTGTTATGATTAATAAACTTTCTTCTATCTACCACATCACCTAGATGTACCAATGTTCCTATGTTATGTTCTTTCAAATAAGGAAAGAATATCTCATCATAAAACTTGTTTTGGTACTTCATAAATGCAGGACTATCGTTTCTCACACCAAAGTGAGTGTCATTTAATAAAGCAATTTTCATTATTTTTTAGCGGCCTTTTTCTTCTTCTTAGGTTCTTCTACAGGTACAGCATTCTTTTGTAAGAATTCACTAAACTGGTTCTTAAACTCTCTATCTTCTCCTGGTTGCAATGTCATATCATCATAGTTTGCTTCCATAATCATTCTTTGTTTAATAGTAGTTTGTTTCTTTTCTTTTTGAATTCTACGAATAAACGCATAATAGATTATTTGTGTAAAATATGCGAAAGGGTTGTTACTTGTTTCCGGATTAAAATTGTGTAGATACATCAAACAGTTTTCGATACCATCTGATATCATATCATCTCTGAATGTGTAATTTATAAAGTTAGGTCTGTAAGACAGGTGATTGGCAATCTTTAAAAAACAACTACCAATGTAATCCGTCACTGGTGGTTTCTTGTCGCCATTCTTTTCTGCCTGTAAACAAAGGTTTCTATAATCGGTCATTGCGATTAAAAACTCTTTATTGTTTACATAGTGTTCTTTTTTTGCGGCCATAATATCTCCATTTGTTTAATCATAATACAGTAAAACAATCCGATTGTCAAGCTTGGATTGCATTATATTTTTTTTACTCAATCATTCATTCCACGGTTGACAATGAAATTTCGGTGTGTATAATAGCGGTGTCCGCTTTGATAAGTACACCTATACCTAGTGGAAAGTCGGAGGTTCTCCGTTGTCACTGTCAAACTCGTCAAATATTTTATTCAATTCTCTATTCTCATCATCACTTAATTTGCCTTGTGGCGGCGTATTATTCTTATTGAATTGCCTGGCATTTTCGTACTCTCCAGAAAGATTGTGCCAACTTCTAGTCATCTCGACAGTTGCGTTGGTCACCGTCATTATTTTATCTTTCGGGATAGTTACGATTTTATCCATAGTATAGGCTGCCCATTTAGTTAGAGCAATATAATCTTTCAAACCCTCTTCTGTAAAAGATGGTACATATCTAATTTGTAATGGTTTTACTAATCTTAATAAAGGTCCGTTTTCTGGCAATTGCTCTTGTCCAGTAGGCAAGTAACAAAGTATATCGTCACCATTGATTAGTTTTACTACTTTTATATCTTTAATGTTTTGCATTGTTTAACTCCACATTATGGATTTCATAGTCAAAATCTTCTTCATTGTAAATATTTATCCTTTCACGGAAATGGTTAAGTGTATAATTGTCTTTGTCGTTATATGATAAATCGTCTGATATGTCATATAGGGTTGCATCT